GGGGGCTGGTGCGGGAGCGGGAGCTGGTGTGGGAGCGGGGGCGGGAGCGGGAGCGGGAGCTGGTACAGTTGGGTTGGTATCATCACCACCTGATTGTAATTTAGATGAAAGAACAACGATTGGTTGCGGGTTAACAACCCCGATACAAGGTCCGGGAGGAGTTATTGGTAGTGCAGGTACAGTCGCATAAGCTCCACCTGTTTGATTAAATGTTGGTGTGTCAGTTAAATCATATTCAGGAAAATATTGTCCACTCCCTCCACTTTGATTGAATGTAGGTGTATCAGACAATTCAAAATTAATAGTTGCATTTTCAGTTTCCAATAAATTTAAATTAACATTAGACATTTTATTTTTTAAAAGCTTATATTTTTGTTTATATTTAAGATACTTTTGTTCATACGCTAGAGACATACTATATAGAATATTAGAGAAATATTTTTTATATATTAAAAATATTTTTTTAAAGTATTATATTATTTCTTAACCCCCTTATGAGTCATATACAACCCATTATAGGTTAATAGATTGAATGAATCCATTCTGTGAATCCATTGAATGAATATAATCTAGTATTATATAATGAATGTCTGTGCGCCTGGGAAAAAATTTGAGAATGGTAGTTGTCTTACTATAGATAATCTAGTAGATATTGCAAAAGCAGGTAATATAAATAATATGAATAACAAACATAATAAAAAACTATTATTAAACAGAATTAATAAAACGATGCAAGAAGACTATAATTGTGAAGATAATGATCAAGTATGTTGGGTTGAATCAAAATTAGTAAAGAAAATGAATAATAATGATATTAACCTATATACATTTCGTCCAACTGGTCCAAAAAGTAAGTATGAATGGTTAAGTACGACTGATATAAATAAAGTAATGATGCAATATGAAAATCTATATAGTAATTTTAAATTTTATGGAGCAATACCATATGACTTTGATGAACTACCACAATTAGATATATATAATGTTAATTTTGATGAACTGAAAAATAATAAAAAACATATATTTGGCGCTGTGATTAATTTAGATAAACACGATCAATCGGGATCTCATTGGGTAGCTCTATATACTCATTTAAATGAAAATAAAATATATTATTTTGATAGTTTTGGTAAAAAACCAGGAAAAAGATTAACTAAATTTATCAGAAATATACTAACATATATGTATAATACTAATAATAAAACAAATATAAATATTAATGAATTTTTAACCAGTCGTTATAATAATAATAATAATTTTGATGTTAGATATAATAAAATACAACATCAATTAAAAAATAGTGAATGTGGAGTTTATTCTATGAATTTTATTATTAGATTATTAAATGGTAGTAATTTTGATGATATTGTAAATAATATAACACGAGATGATAAAATGAATAGTTGTAGAAAAGAATATTTTAGAAATTAATTTTTAAAAATTAATTTTCTATTATATCAATTTGAAAACTTAAATTATACAATATATTATTAAAATCATAAATCTTATTATCTTCGGTCATAAAATTAATATTTAGATGATCTAATGTAGTTGGAACTTTAAAAGAAATATCACAGATACTACTATTATTAAAATTTAATACACCGACGGGATCATCTTGTAAATTATCAATATATAATAATAGTTTATTGGGTAAACGTAAATCGATAAAATTATCTGCAATATATAAAGTATTATTTTTCCACTTATAATCTGCTAACAAGTCACTTTGGCTCATATTAAATCCTAATTTAGTTAAAAAATCACTTGATGTATCGGAATTTATTAAAGTAAAGTTTGAGATTGTCTTATCTTTTAATTCAATAGATAATTTTTGTGTTATATCTAAAGTAAAAAATAAATCCTCATTTTGATTTAGTCGTTCAATCAACGTATCAATATTATAGTAACCTTTTTTAATAATAATACAGCTGACCTGAGTTTTATCTACTGAATCTATCTTATATTCTATTATACTATCATTTAATACATTGTATCGAGGTGGTGGTAAGTAATAAGATATTATTTTTATTAATACAATATTATTTATTGGATTAAATAGATATTTATAACTACTATCTGTTTTATTTACTTCTAATTGTAAAATTTTTTTATTATAGATTTTTTTATTTTTCTTCAGACTATCTATTTCGTGTTTCATTACTCCTATAATATTGTAAATTTTATCAAGTTCCATATTTATTGTTTGACTATATGATACAATATTTTGCATCGGCTGTGATTGCTTTTGTTGTGATGGCATTGATTGTGGTGGCATTTGTTGTGGTTGCATCGACTGTGGTGGCATTTGTTGTGGTTGCATCGACTGTGGTTGCATCGACTGTGGTTGCATCGACTGTGGTGGCATTTGTTGTGGTGGCATCGACTGTGGTGGCATTTGTTGTGGTTGCATCGACTGTGGTGGCATTTGTTGTGGTTGCATCGATTGTGGTTGCATCGATTGTGGTTGCATCGACTGTGGTTGCATCGACTGTGGTTGCATTGATTGTGGTTGCATCGACTGTGGTGGCATTTGTTGCGGTGGCATTTGATGTGGTGCCATTTGCTGTGATGGCAATTGATTTGCATTTAATGAATTTCTTTCATTTTCAATTTGAGCTAATCTATCTTGTATTGAAATATTATCATTATATTTATTATTATTATTAGGTTGATCAGATGATATATTACTATAATTACTATCATTGTTATAGCCAGATAATTTTAATGATTGTGAAGTAGATGGTAGTGTATCATTAGTTTTTCCAACTTTTACTTGTTTTAAAAAGTCTGGTAATTCTTGATTTCGCGGTGGTTGCCCCATTTGTCTCGCGGCTTCTAATTCTTTCAATCTATCATTTATATTATCAGACTGATCCATTCTACTAGACTGATTTATTTTATTAGAATTATCGATTCTACTATTAGATATTTTTTTAGCAACTGATTGACTTGGATTATTTGCAATACTTACTTTTTTTTTATTTTCTTTAGATAAAATTAAATGATCGGTTGATGAGGAGATAGGACGTTCATTAAATACTACTTTTGATTTAATTGTATTAAAATCTCTCTCATATTTTCTATTATCTTGTACTATCTTTACTTCATTTTCAGTAATTTTAGTAATGAAAGGTGCAATATTTTTTAAACATATATCATTAAATTGTTTTTTTACTTGAAGTACATTACTATTATTTATTTTTGAAAATTGCAATATCTTATATTGATTTTTCATTATTTCAATTAATTCATCGATAATTGTTTTTTTTTCCTTAGTTCCATATTCTTCTAATTTGTATTTACTTATTATAGTTTTATATAAAAAGGTTGAATTATCTTTAGATAGAAAATCTTGTGATATTTGCGGTGTAACTACTGTTAATTCAGACATTATTAATTCATTCTATATATTTCTTTAACTAAAAAACTCATATATAAATTCTAAATGGAAATAATGTACAATATATTTAATTTTACAAATTTTTTATTAATTATAATAGTTTTAATAATATTACTATATATAAATCATATAAATAGAATATGTATGGTTAAACCAGAAATATTTACATATATAGCGAGACAAAGTAATCCCCTGCAATTAGATGATGCAAAACAAACCAATTTAGAACCTAATATATTAATAATTGGTACAACGCACGGTAATGAGCCAGTTGGATATTATGCAATTACTAAATTAATGAATTTATTAAATAATAAAGAAATATTACTATTAAAAGGAAAATTAACTTTAATTCCAGTTGTTAATTACTGTGGTTTTAAAAATAATACTAGAAATATATTTCTATTTAATGATATAAATAGACAATATCACGGTAAAACATCTTCTATTATTAATAAAACTATAATGAAAACTTGTAATGATAATGATTTTATTTTAGATTTTCATGAAGGATGGGGATTTCATAAGATTGATAAATCGAGTATAGGATCTACTATTACTCCTAATAATACTGAAATTTCATATAAAATTGCACACGATATGAGAAATAATATAAATCGTAGTATAACTTCTTCTAATAAAAAATTTATTATTCGCACCAATGATAAAATTTTATTAAAAGAAAACAATGAATATAGTTCTAGAATAACAGTAAAAGGTACATTATCACATCATATTGAAGAATATTCTAAAAATAATACTCGTGAGAAACATTATATCTTAATTGAAACATCTGGACAAAATGATATTCAACCAATCGATTTACGTGTCGATCAAGCAATTATTTTTATTAAAACATTATTAGATTATTATGATATGATATGATCTGAGATAAAAATTTATTTGCAACACAAATAAAAATCTATATAGATATAGATATAAATATATGAACAAATATTTAGAATATTTATCTGATTTCAATGATATATGGAATGAAAAATGTAGTAATTATGATAATTTACCAAATATATTACCAGCTACTGGTAGAATAGTAGTATTGGGTGATATTCATGGGGATTTTTCTGTATTGATAGAATGTTTAAAAAAAGCAAAAGTAATTGATAGCAATAAAAAATGGATAGGAGGTGAGACAATAATAGTACAAGTAGGAGATCAAATTGATAGTTGTCGTTATAATGGTGTCAATAGTTGCAACGATCCAGAAACTTTTAAATTATCTCATAATATTGATAATGCACATGATATTACAGTATTAAAATATATGACTGAATTACATAATATGGCAAAAGATAGCGGTGGAGCTGTTTATAGTTTATTAGGTAATCATGAGTTGATGAATGTAATGGGAGATATGACATATGTTTCTCATAAAAATATTATGGAATTTACAAATTATAAAATGACAGATGGTACTATAATTAAAGATGGTATGATGGCTCGTAAACATTTATTTTCACCAGGAAATAAAATTGCAAATTTTTTAGCTTGTACTCGTAAAATAGCTTTAATAATTGGTAGTAATTTATTTGTTCACGCTGGAATTGTTCCAGAGATTAGTGAAAAATATAATATTAATGATTTAAATCAATTGGTAACTTTATTCCTATTAAATGAATTAAAAAATCCTGATGTTTTTCAAGATATATTTATTTCTGGTAAATATTCACCCTTATGGACTCGTAGTTTTGGTACTAATAAAAGTTCCAATGAATGTAATAAACTTATGGCACCACTTATTAATTTATATAAAGTAGGTAGAATTATAGTAGGACATACTCCTCAATTAAATAAAGGTATAAATAGTATATGTGAAGATCAGGTTTATTTAGTAGATGTTGGAATGCCCGATGCATTTAATCAATTCGATCAAGAGAAAATAAATACGGGTATTAAAAGTAAATATCGTGAAGCTCAAGTATTAGAAATATTAGATGATGGTAATACAATAAATATTATTATATGATAAAACAATAAAACAATAAAATAATAAAACAATTTTATATAAAACAATAAAATTGTTTTATATGAGATGAGTTGGATAATTATTTATGCTTTGTTTTTTAATAAATCTATGTCATTTTTCTATATTTTTCTTTATTTTGGTCAAATTCTTCCATTGCTTTTTTAGATGCATCCACTGCATCAATATCAGGATTTTTATCTTTTATGATTTTTAATACAGCGCCTCCTATTTTAGCTGCATTTACACCATTTGGAATACCTAATCCATCAGCAACGTGTTTCTTTAATTTTTGAAAAGCCATAAATCCAGGATTTGGTTTACGTACTTTTTTCTCCATTCCTCCTTTCAAAGACCCTTTTTTGGAAGATTTCTTTGCCTTTTTACTTTTCTTCCCACCACCTTCCAATTCATTATTCTCATCATCTTCCATCTCTTCATCATCCTCGCTATTTTCACTAAATTCATCACTTGTATCATCTTCATTATTTTCAGTAGTACTACTATCTGAACTTTTTTTAGTATCTTTTAATACTTTACGTTTAGAAGAAGTTTCTTTAGATTTTGACCCTTTTTTAGCCCCACCTTTCATAGATGTCTTGGAAGTTTTCTTAGATGTCTTGGAACTTTTCTTAGAAGTTTTCTTAGATGTCTTCTTAGAA